CTTTATGCTATATAGAAAATAAGTCTTAAAAGGATGGGGAGACTAGGCACATTCAAGTAATAATGTCTAGTGTCCCAAAGCCTTGTCTCTCTTAGTGGGGGCAAGGCTTTTTTTATGCCCAAAAATAACCAATTTCTCTACCATTACCTCTCTAAAATCACAACTTTTCCCACTATCTTTAACACGTATAAATTCTCACCTTACTCTTTACATGTAAAAATAAAAAGACATAAGGTCTTGACAAATAAAGACATATTGTCGTATGATTCCACTCATGCACTTGGAAACAAATGTAAATAGTTATGTTTTAAGTAAGCCCGTTGTTGCCCCTTCGGGCTGACTTAAAACATCCTACAAAGGGGCATCTATGGACATCTACAAAGACGAAGGCATCTCAAAGGCCATCAGGGAATCTGTTATCTCATTTGGTAAAAAAAATGACTTTAATGGTTTAGATTATTTTGCTGAGCAATTTGAGTTTAAAGGCACAAACAGATCCGCACAATTTTACAATCATATACACCACAAAAACCTACAAAAAGACCTAAAAATCGGAATGTTACTATCCATCATGGATCAGATGGACGAAGAAGAAACCTACCGAATTTGCAGTGCTCTTTGTAACAAATATGGCTTTTATGCTGCTAGAGGCGAACAAAGCAACCCCGCAAAGTGTGTCAATATTGAGTCGAGCATCACCATCGGTGCGTTTGACATCGGGAACGACTACGGAGTACTTAGCGACGAAATGGCACAGGACCTAAAAGACGGGAAGATAGACGAAGCCGAAGCAAAACGCATCAAAAAGATACTGACAAGTTTACGAAAAAAAGCTCGAAGCGTAGAGGACATCATCGATGAGCACATCCTTGGATGAGATGATGAAGAGTAAAGAACAATGTACGTAAGTGCACAACATTGAAAAGGACAAACATGATTAAGTTTGGAAGCGAAAATTATCGGGTCATCGAACACCTATTATTCGTCGGCGGTTTGAGTGCAGCACAGGCATGTCAAGATGGTATAAGCAACAACCTACGCTCCCGTGTACCGCAACTGCAAGCCCTTAAATTCGACATTATCGCAACACAGGTTGAGGGCAAACACTACTGCGTTTATTCTGTACCGGCGCATCTTGTTTGGAAAAATAAGGAACTTTTGAAGCAGGAAGTAAAAACGAAGAAGTTACAGAAGGTTGAACAAGTGCACAACTCTACAAGGGAAAGTGCGTGAAATTTACCATAAATGTGAACCAAAAACAAGCCTTAGACCTCGGCATTACGAATATAAATCAAGCCATTGTATTGGGATTTATAAGCGAGGCGCACTCGTGGGCGGAACCTGTGGTGATGGAAGGAGAGGTTTATTATTGGGCATCTCGTAGCATCATCTCTTCCGAGTTGGAACTTTTAGACCTAAAGGCCGATACGATTTATCGACACCTTAAAAGCCTTGTCTCTCTAGGGCTTATCGACTACATAAAAATCAACAAAAAAGACTGTGTGAGGCTGACCAAAAAAGGCAAAACTTACTATGTCGGAAATAAATCCGAAAACAACACCGATGACTATGTCGGATTTAAATCCGAGAAAGTAGCCAACTCGGAAATGAATCCGACAAAACTCGGAAATGAATCCGAAAATAACTCGGATTTAAATCCGACATATAAGAATACTAAAGAGCAAAAGAATACTAAAGATAAGAGTAGTGTCGCAACTGTTTGCGACGACGCCCGAGAAGTTGCCTCATACTTACTTCAAAAAATTAAAACTAATCAACCAACTTTTAAAGTTCAAAATTTTAAAGCGTGGGTAAGAGACATAGACTTAGCACTTAGGGTGGATGGAAGAACCAAAGAGCAGATGATCGGGTGCATAAACTGGATTTATGGATCGCCTCGTGGCAACTTTTGGATCGCCAACGTGCTGAGCGGTAAGAAGCTACGCGAGAAGTTTGAGACGATGCGAATGCAGTCGCAACAAAGACAAACACAAACACAAACTACCAACGCCATCGTCGATGAGATTTACGGCAACGGTGCAACGGCGCAGGAACTCATCGAACAAATGGAGCGCGGAGTATGAACCCTAAACAAGAATTTGTCAAAGCGATCATGCAAGTGCTTAGGCTAGAGGCAAACCTTTACACCATGGGAGCGATAGAGTCCATCATCGAACGTTTGGAAGTAAAAGATTACACGATGTTCATCGCCTTTTTGGGAGAGAGAGCATCGGACTACGAGAAACCGATACAGTCAATCGCCAAAGGCGTGGACGAGTTCTACGCCATTAAAATAGAACCGATGGAAAGAGCTTACGACACGAAGGCGAGAGAAGTATCGACTATGGTTTATGCTTATATTGGAATTGCTGGGCATAAAAAGATGGACGACTGTGGCTTTATGGTCGGCAAAGAGTTTGATAAACAAGATGGCGGCGTGCTCATCTTTACCGAAGAGGACGCTAGGCTTGTTAAGAGTGTCGGAGGTCTACAAAAATTTGTGATCCACGACCACACGATTGACTTGGACGCACTACGAAAGAGCATCAAAGAGTTCTTACTAAGAGACATTGTTAAGCCAAACATCACGCAAAAGATCAAAACCCAATCCGAAGCAACAGCCGCCAAGACTCTAGCACTTTGTAATAGCGCACTTAAGAGAGTAGGACACAATGGCTAAGCAAATCCAAGAAGAACCAACACCACCACGCTATGACATCCGATGTTTTAAGTGTGCGCCAACGACAAGGTGGCAAAGCGAAGAGATAGCTCCTTGCCCAACATGCGGCAACACTCATCTTTTTGCGGATGATCGAAAGCATTTGACCAGTAGAGATTATGCAGACGGCAAGATGATAATGAAGGCAGCAGTATGAACATATCTATGGACATAAACCAAACCACTAAGATTATAAAAAATGCAAAAAAGCAAATTAATTATGCAACATCAAAGACTATCAACGATCTTCTCTTTGGCATAAAAGAACGAAGCTTGAAACAATTTGAAAGCATATTTGATAAACCAAACATGAACTTCTTAAAAGGTAGTTTCATCATTAAGAAAGCAAGTAAAGCACAACTGGTAGGAAGCATTGGGATTAGCGATAGCAAGAAAGGGAAGGGCGCTTCACCACTAGATGTTCTAGGTCATCAGATAAACTCAGCAAAAAGAGGAAACAGGCGCTTTGAAAATCTAATGAAGAGACAAGGTCTTATGGGTAGCTCAATGTATGCACTACCAAGTAGGTCAGCAGGTAGCGGGGTGATAGATCAGTACGGTGGCATAAGTGGGAAGTTCTCTTCATGGATCATCTCTTATCTTAGGCTATACGATAAAGCAGGCTTTACTGCAAACATGACAGATAAAAAGAGAAATAGAGTTCATAAGATTGGAAAATCAAAGAGTGGATATAAAAAGATCAATGGTGTCATATACTTCTTATCAGCAGGTAAGGAAGGATTTGGTGGGCAACGAAGTCACCTTCAAGCAGGTATATGGAAAAAGACAGGAACACATGGCTCAGATGTTGAACCAGTCATTCTCTTCTTTAACTCAAAATCATCATACAAGAAACGGTTTTTCTTTGAAGAAATTGCCAAAGGGTACGTAAATAAAAATGCACCAACCTTACTAAGAAAGAATTTAGATCAAGCATTTAGGACAGCAAAATGATAGTAGGTTCTTCCACAACATACACCGATAAGGGTAGTGCAAACCCCGATAGCCACGTAGTTTGTGGGGTTTCAACTTGGTTGCAACTTTTAGGAGTTGAAACGTTGCAACTCTCTATGTGTAAGGCTTTTTCATGCTAGTAAGCCAAAATCAATTTGCAAAGATGATTGGTAAAAGCCACACATACATCGGTAAACTTGTAACGAATGGCGTGATCATTCTTGTCAATGGCAAAGTAGATGTTGAGATCGCAAAAAAAGCCATTGAAGAGAATAAGGACCCCTCCCGTGATGCTCAGCGTGAAGCTAACGAAAAACGCAGAGAAGTGCCAGACCTTATAAACTCTATTGGGGCTTATGAGTCTGAGGCTGATATGAGTGATGAAGAGAGAGAATTAATTCGGCTTGAAAAAGAAGAAATAAAAAGGATGGCGAAGGAAGTAGGGGAAGAAGAGGGTAAAGATGAAAGTGAATTTGATATAAAAGATTTTGATGGAATGAAACCCGCTCAAATTAGATTGTTTAAAGAATTTTATCTAGGGAAATTGTCAAAGCTAGAGTATCAAAAAAGATCAAGTGAATTGATTATGATAGATGAAGTTAGAAAATCAATCTTTGAGGCTTCAAAAATCATAAGAGATGGTTTAATGACCATACCTGCTCGCCTTGCTTCAAGACTTGCTTTTGAAAGTGACCCGCATACATGTAGGACAATGATCGAAGCAGAAATAAGCAATCAACTCAACACCTTAAATGGGATATTACGTGAGTTGTAGCCCTATTTTTGAAGCATTTGCCGATGGGCTTGCTCCTGATCCATACATCACTATAGATGAGTGGGCTGATAAATACAGACAACTCCCAAAAGGGGCGAGTGCTGAACCCGGGCAATATGATACTGATAGGATGCCATATTTACGAGAGATTATGTATGAGCTTAGCCCACAAAGCTCTACACAACAGGTTAAAGTAAAAAAAGGGACACAGTTAGGGTTAACCGAAGTAGCCAATAATCTGGTTATGTATTTTATGGATGTAGTTCCAACGTCTCAAATTATGATACTACCAAGTGAAACACTTGCAAAAGATCATCATAATTCTAAGTTAGAGCCTTCATTGAAAGCCATGCCGTCTTTAGCTAACAAAATATTACCGGGTAAATCAAAAGCTGACATAGGTTCAACATTTGAAAAAAGATATGCCGGTGGTTCTTTAAAAATAGGATGGTCAGGGTCTACTTCAACGTATCGTTCTGCTTCTTGTCGCATTGTTGTTTTGGACGATGTTGATGGATTTGCCCACGATATTAATGGTGAGGGTGATGTTATTGAGCTTGGTAAAAAACGAGCTGATAGTTTCGGCATATTAAAAAAGATATACATTAACTCAACGCCAACAGACCTAGAAACATCCCATATAGAACCTGAGTTTGAAGATAGCGATCAACGCCATTACTATATGCCTTGTCCTCATTGTAAAGGGCTTATAACTTTTGAAAAAGATAGCTTCAAATTCAACTACGATAAAAATACTTACACGCTCATAGGTGATGTTCAGCTTGAGTGTAAACATTGTGGAAGCCTCATTGATGAACACTATAAAACATGGATGGAGGCAAAGAAAAATGGTGCAACATGGATTCCCCACAACCCTGGGCATATTTATCGTGGCTATTATGTACCAGGCTATTTATCTCCTATTGGAATGGTTAGTTGGAATGAGATTTTTAGAGAGTTCCTTGTCGCAAAGAAAGAGATGAAGCGCGGATCTGTTAATAAGATGAAAACATGGGTAAATACGCGCGATGCTATGGCATGGGAAGGAGAGATGGAAACCGTAAAGGTTGAAAATCTTCCTGGTAGGTGCGAACAGTATAACGCAGAAGTGCCTCATGGTGTGCTCGTCATTGCTGCGGGGGTAGATACACAAAACAACCGTTTTGAAGTAGAAGTTGTGGGCTATGGGAAAGCAGGGGAAACATGGAGCATTGACTATCAGATCATCCATGGAGATCCTAACGACATAGAAACGCGCCAACAGCTTGCGACGTACCTAAACAGAACCTTTGAGTGTGAAGATGGTGCAATGATGCAAATTTACGCCAAAGGAGTCGATACAGGAGGTCATAGAACTAAATCGGTTTATGCTTTTTGTAAACCACGCTATCGCCAAAAAGTATTTGCTATTAAAGGCTCAAGTACGATTGATGCTCCTTTTATCAATAAACGAGCATCGTTTATTAGGGATGATAAAGTAAATTTATTTTTAGTTGGTGTTAACGCTGGAAAAGATGAGATATATTCAAATTTAGAGATAAATGAACTAGGACCTAGATACATGCACTTCCCAAAAAAAGAAACATATGATGAAGAGTATTTTAGGCAACTTATGGCAGAGAAAAGAGACAAAAAAACAGGCGGATGGGTGAAATACCGTCATAGAAATGAGGCAGTGGACTGTCGCAACTATGCCAATGCAGCTTTGCAGCTTGCAGGCGTTGATGAAAAGATACTCAATTTAGGGCGAAGAATTGGCATCATTTCCTATAGCTCAGAAAATAAACCACAAACCGCACCCAAAAAATCGGGCAGAAGAATCATATCGAGGGGAATATAATGGCAACAAAAGAATATAAAACACGTATGAAAGCTTATATAGACGTCAATGTTTTAACTGCAATAAATATGATAAAAGCTGAAACAAACACAGATGATAATGGGTCTATTTTAAAAATGCTTTTACTTGAAAGCCCTACATTCGCCCAAAAATACGAAGAAATCAAACAAATATTTGGGGGAAATGAGCTTTTAAACTAAAAGGTAATTTTTAAACGTCAAACGTTATAATAAAACACAACAAAGGAAAGATAATGCTAGAAGATAACATCGTTAAGCTTACATGTAAAGAGCTTGGGCTCACTCAAAAAGAGTTGGCAGATAAGCTTGGAGCCTCCGAAGGAACAGTTAGAAATTGGTCATCATCAAATGAACTTCCACAATGGGCAATTAATTTTATTGAAACTCTTAAAGAAAACAAAAAAAACAAAGAGATAGCGGATGCCGTAAAGAAACTCTTGGAGCTTGCAAAATAGTATC